AGTTGCACCCGACGAATACGTAGCAGTCGTGGCACCCAGTGGGCTGTTCTGTGACGCATCCGACGACCACTGAATCGGAAATGCACCGGTAGCAATGTCACCATAGCCATTTGCCACTGAATAGGACGTGAAATTGCCAGAGCCGTTCATGGCGTCATCGCGACCCCACGAATAAACGTCCTGGTTCGACGGCGTCGTACGCTGCTTGAGCGTCTCGTGAGAAGACGTCAGCATAATCTGCTCACGGAGCGTGTCGCCATTCGTCGTAACAGTGCAGTCATTCAGAGTGGCAGTCATGTTGGTGAGTGCGCTCTGGATTGGAAACGAAACGAGAGCCAGATCCTTCGCAGACACAGCAGTTGCAAACCCAAGAGGCTGGAAAAACTCAGAAGCCCAAGCACCAACAAGACCGCAATCCGTTGACACCTGCTGCTGGACGCTTGTCGACGGATCAGGAACGTCATAAAGAGTAGGTGCGAGGAACCCAAGACCCAGAGATCCAGGAGTCGCAGCGCCCCAAGTCTGAGACGTACTGAGAGTATAATTAGTGGCGCTATTAACAGCAATAATAAACGTGTTTGCCTGCATGGGATACGCTACATTCGTGCTATAGAGCTGCGTACCAATAGGGAGAAACGTAACCGTCTGCTGGTTGACCTGCGGAACGGCACTGATAACAAGGGTCGTACCACGAATGGTCGCGGTAACGGTACCAACACCCTGCTGCATACCGACACCGGACAACCCGCGCGGACCACCATAAAAGAGCTGTGCGGTAAAATTGAGAGTTGCCGAGAGCTGGATCTTGCGATCAACAAAGACGTTCAGAGACGGCACGAGCACCTGAAACGTCATCTGGCTTGAGTTCGCAGAGATTGCCTGAAACGGGGCAACGCTCACCGACAGCGCGCCCTTCTGAACCGCATAAACGGGCTCATCCTGAATTAGACGCGAGTCATACACAGCAACCTTCGCGATCGTACTCATCTTATACGAGTTCAAAGTAGAATGATCTATTAGAACAAGAAGGCCTACGTGGCCTTTGTGTGACCACAGATGATACAAACGTAAGGTTTGCGGGTTTCTGACTCAATGTACACGTTTCAATCAGTCCCTATCCACCACGAGACACAAACTTCCGCAAAAACTCCCACCTAAAGAATGCCGACCCACTATTGGAAAGTGTCAGTAGGCGCAATTTACCAGTCGCCTTCATGCGAAGATACACTGCAAAATCGAATGTCTTGAATTCGTTCGTTGTGTGCATGTCAAGCCTGACTGGCGTCTGGATATCAGCAGTGAACTCGTTACGAAATCCACGCGGATCCCATGTGGGTTTCATGGTAAACTCAGCAAGCACCTTGAGTGTTTCCGGCTGTGGCTTGCGTGTAATAACACCAGACGCGGTTGTTGCGCCGACCCATAAACTATTGGGAAATCCTGAAACCGTCGTTGCGATACCGACAGCATCGCCAACAAAATAAGGTGGTCCGGTTTGATCATCTACAACCGGGACAGTCTGAGAAACAATAACCACCGTATCAACTGGATTCCACATTGCACCAATCGACGAGTAATCCTGTGCGAAAGAATATATATACGGCTGATTACCTGCCACTCGGGCGTAGGGCAGCCATGACCCACTGCTCACAACCGTTGGCATAACAACAGGTAACACATTTGGAACAGTCAGCGCTGCATTGACTGCTTGAGGCGTGTAGCGAACGTACGACGTGTTAATCTGTGTAATCGGATCCACATACGAAAGACGGTTAAGTGGCCAGTTGCCGAAGAGCTGGTTAAAGTAATCATCGGCTTCAACCACAAACCGCTCGTCGTAGATCTGGTACGGCTTTCGAAATGTTGTGTATGCAGGTGTTGTAACAAAAGGTGTACCCGTAAGTCCCCACGAGTCACGCGCCTGGTCGTTCAGCGTTGCATTCTGTAACTGTTGTGCGTAATTGGTCTGTGTTTGTGGGTCGTCAACATACAGACCATAGCCGTCGTCCGCGTTCGTAGACGATGTCCCACCAAATCCATAACTGTCCAAATTCAACGAAAACAGATTATTTGTGGCGTTATACGTCACAGTGGGCGCAGCTGTGCCAATCTGGGGAACGTTCGGAGTCACATTACCGGTACCGTTTTGGATATATCCACCATTTGACCATGTACCACTAATAAGAGACGGAGGTGTATTTGTATTCGCCGCATTTGCTGCCCAAATTATGGAGCTTGTTGGTGTTCCTGCATCGATATACGTAACTATATCCCCGATTTGGTAAGTTACTGCTGGGTTCCATGTCTGTTTAATATACGGCCCACAGTACAACCACGCAATCGACGTAATCGTTGGTGGTGTTCCGATTGTACCATTATTCACAGCAGCATACGCACTCCCATTTACATAAACACCTGCACCACGTGCGTACGTAGTTGTTGGATTCCACGGAGTCGCAGAACAGTTGGCAGCACATGCAATTTGAAGCTGACGAAGAAGACACTGTTCAGTAAGAGGTAGCCCTGAATCAAACTCGTCGTAGATAAGTCGCTGAAATGTGGGATTAATAACTTCATTCAATAAGTGTTGGTACGTCTGGCAGTCAAAATACGGACTCTTTGAGTATGCACCCGTCACAACGTCACCGACACTTGGCATCGGAATAAGGTCGTCTTCTGGAACCCATCGAGCAGTCTTGTAAGAGTACAAATTCAACGTAGCACGAAACCCGAGCTGATAAGCACGCGGGCATACGACAGTTGCGCCCGGGGGGATCACAAATACAGCATTTGGAATAAAACCAAGAAGCTTACATGCCTGCAGAATTCCCTGCTTTGTCGGCCTTGGTGTTGCGCCCTGATTATACTCTGCATTATATGCCGGTAGAGAAAAGTCAAAATTGTAGGTAGTCGTTGTGCTTGAGTTCACAAATGTCAGAAACTGAGTTGAAGATGCGGTTGGTGAACCACCGCCACCCGCAGTAACCGTTAAGCTCATACCCGCAGCAATTACCAAATTCTGAAGACGATTCTGAAGCTGGGGAGCTGTTGTATCATTGGATGCAAACACTGAAAGGTCGAGCCAGCCACTAATTGCAGGCGCAGGCAGTGTAACACCTGTCACGCCCGTAGCCGTTGAGTAATACGGAATCGCGCCGTATGTAGGCCAAGAAGCATAACCACGATCAATACTCATAAGAATACCACTAGCATTGTTTACACGATACACAGGCCCAGTCCAAGTAAGGGCAAGTCCTGGCTGCATAGTTACCTCCCAGTAATTTGTTGGGGAGTATGGTATAGTCTGTTCGGTCACGAGCTTTGACGGAAGTGCCGTATACAGTGGAATCGTATTTGTAGTGATAGCACCACGCACTAGACCAATCGTATAATCACGAGGCTCGCCGACGAAAGGAAAGATGCGCGTATCACTAAACTCAGCATAACGTCCATGATCGCCTCCGTCGTCTCCCTCCAGAATTACACCAGCATCGTTAGAAATACGCGCAACGATGCTAGTCTGGTAGTGAAAGGCTGTATCGGATACATCCTGTGTCTGGCCAATTGTTCTTAGGCCATCTTCGTCTAGACGCCGCCTCACACTCCGTCCGAACATTTCAAGCTCACAGTGGCTCAACCAGAAACGACTGGGATGACGGATCTCAAGAAGGTGCGTTCTATTTTGTTTTCGAGGTGATGTAATATACAGCGCCAGCCCATCTCACCCTCCTTTACTACACCTCGAAAACAAAATACACACGCAGCTCTCTGAATACCCACTTGGTGAAGATGATATCCGCAAGGTCGTTGGACGGGTGCCTATTCATCGCTATCCAGACATGCGCCACATGCAAGACTTGAGTGACTTATTTAAAGGGAGTCCAGCGGCTGTGTTGCTATTTCTTACGGAGAGCGAGAACGTAGGTCACTGGATCTGCGTATTGGATAAACCCGATCACGTCGAAGTTTTTGATAGCTTTGGTACAGCTATTGACGGCGATCGCAAGTGGTTGGACAAAAAGGAGCTCCTTGAGTTTGGGCAGTGCGCGCCACTCCTGTCAAATCTTATTAAGAAGAGCGACAAACCTGCAATACACAATACCACCAAGCTACAGAACGACGACGCAGATACCTGTGGCCGCTGGGTGTGTCTTCGGATTCTGGAGTCACAGCTCCCATTGAAAAACTTTATATCCAAGGTCAAAAAAAGCGGAATGACCCCAGATGACTATGTCACCAAAGCCACCTATGACGTCCTCGGAAAGTGATCTTAGCATCGACCGGGGTTAGAACGAGGAACTACAGCTAACAACAAGCTGGAATCAGTAAGCGCTAAAAGAATCGCCCACTTCTCGTTTCCGACAGAGGACCACGACGATATACGCCATGGACACGTTTAGTGAGACTTCGAGTGTGACTGCCGATACCCGGTCTATAAGCGGATCGCGTGTATCGAAGGGTGGGTCTGCGCTTGCTCGTGCGTTCCTTTTTCAGGCGCGTACCACCAACTCGGCATACGATCCACCACCGCTGACACGCGATCTTATCGAGATCGCAACCTTCGGATGTGGCCAGCTCGAGCAACTGCCGAAATCGGATGATGGCATCGACGATGGCATTGGTGGAGACCCGGATGATGACGTCGACGAAGCTGG